TCAGAAAAGGCCGCTGACTTCGGCGGTCTGCTTGCGCTTGTCATAGGCGCAGACCACGACGCGGTCGGCCGTTGCGCCCTGTTCTGGCCCGACCATGACGGCAAATGCGTAGGATTCCGAACCGTAGGGATCAACGTTGATGGTGTTCACCGTGATCATCCCGCCAACGGCGTTCAGGCAGGCCTGCCGGACGGCGACCTCAAGCTCTGCCCAGGCGTCATCGCTGGACGCCTGGGCTTGTTGCGCGGCGGTCATCAAGGTAGCCGTAAGGCAGGCAGCGCGTGCCACATCTCTGTGCCGTCCGATAATTCCGGTCATAGGTAGTATCCTTCTTTTCAATGGCTGAAGTCTTTTCTGCCCGCAATCCACAGGTGGAGGCTGGAGGGGCGCCCTTCCTTGAGACGGGATATGGATGGAATTGCGCCTGAACCGGGCCGCAGCATTGGGCGGCCCGGTCCGGGCATCAGATCAGTTGAAGGTCCAGATGGTGCCGGTTTCGTTGGCCATGGTGACCTTGCCTTCCAAAGAAATAAAGATGTCACTCGGCATCCCCGTCGGTTCGGGCGGATAGGCGTAAAGAACCTCGCCCGCCGCATCCAGACCCATCAGCTGGCCGCCGGTGGTCATCACGACCTCGGCCGTATCGGCATAGCGGATGCTGGGGTCATTGTTGACACACCAGACAAATCCGTTGTCAGCCTCGGTGTAGATACAAAGATTGCCGTCGGCCTGGAAGATCATGTAATAACCGTCCAGCGAAAAGCGCTGTTCGCGGGTGACGACGACTGCAATGCCTTCCCTGAGCGTTTCGGGGGCAGGTTCAGGCCCCGCAACCGGCTCTGCTGCAGGCTCAGGGGGTGCTTCGGGCGTTTCTTCCGGCAGCCCGGTCTGAACATCGGTCGCCGCCGGCGCATTCTGGCCGCTGTTGTCGACGCGGGCAGGAGTGTCGAAAGACCAGACAATACCATTTTTGTTTACCAAAGAGACCTCGCCCTTCGGCGAGATGCTGATATCGCTTGGGATGCCGGTCGGCTCGGGCGGGTAGGCGTACAGAATCTCGCCACGCCAGGTCATAGCCACCAATTCGCCTATGTCGTTCATCACGACTGCATTCGTATCGTCAAAGCGGGCGTTGGGGTCATTGCTGACACACCAGACCAAGCGGTTGCCCTCCACAGTGCGAATGCAAAGATTGCCGTCCTTCTCGACCTCTATGGCGTATTCGCCTGCCTCAATGCGTTGATTTCGGCGAATTCCACCCATAAGGCCGCCTAGGAATGGGTGAAGGTCGAAATCGTCATGAGAGGCAGGCCCTGCGAGATGTTCAGACATCAGATAGTTTACGCCCGCCGCCGCCCGCGCCGCCGCCAGCGCGGTCTCACCGATATCGTCAATCGGGTTGGAACCGTCGGCACGCTCGGTGGACGGCAGGTCAGCGACGGTTGCGTCTGCCACCTGCACATCCGCGGTGGCGGCGGCAAAGGCGGAATCGCCGGTCATCGCCACGTCATAGGTGCAGTCGCGCAGCAGGTTGATCTCGATCACGCCGTTTTGCAGGCAGGTGGTCGCGGCGCTGGTGCGGGTTTCTTCGGGCAGTTCGGCCATGACAACGGGCGCGGGCGGCGGGGCCGACGGCGCGGGCGGGCGGTGACGGAACAGGTTTTCTTCGGCCGTCACGCGCCAGGATTCGCCAAAGCGGTTGATCTCGGCCTGCGAAGCGGGCTGGGCGATCACCTCGCCGCTGCGCAGCGTCATGTCATTGGCGGGATCACCGTCCTGAAGACCAGACAGGCCGAATGCGTTCGGCTGCTTTGGCATTGGAACGATCCCCACGGAGGCAAAAGACCCGCCGGGCATGAACGCGAACCCCATAAAGCGCATGTTGTCCTCAATCGGAAGAGGATGGCCTGGCGGATAACGATCGATACTCACCCATTCCCAGGGATCCTGGGCGGTGGGGGGCGAGGATTGAATGATGCCCCCTTGCGGAAGTTTGTAAAAACGGGGGCCGTTTTCTATCTCGCTACTGGTCAGTTCAACCTCAACTCCGTTCACCACCACCAATGTGCCGCCGTCATAGACCTCGACCACGTCGCCATCTACATGGGCCGCGAAAGCGATGGCGACGGAGACTGCCGGATCCCCTGTCGAAGGTTCGGTGCGTATCTGCGACATGAACTGGCGGTCGGCTGATGACGTGGCAATGAAATCACCTGGCACCTGAAAATCATAGCTGAGCCCGTCAAGAGAACGAATATGAGCGTCGCCATAGGCCAGAATCTGAACACCCTCTGACCCCGCCCTAAGCGCAGGTTCAGGGGTGGCTGTCGCCGGTGCCGCGATCACGCTGCCGTTCAGCACGACTTCCGCCGCGCGCAACTTGTTGCCTGCGGGGCAATCGTCAACCTGTGTGATGACGACACGGTTCTGGCCGGTCCGCAGGAACTGCGCCAGATCCATGGTGACGTTCTGGTCATAGGCCACGAAATTGTTGACGCCATTGGGCATGTCCGGCGTGCCGCTCGGGTAAGCCTCGTTGAAGATGGTGATGCGCGAGCCGTCATCCATTCCGGTAAAGCCGATCGAAAAATCCGAGACCTGCGCGCCTTGGGGGACAGTCACCACCGTGTCGAAGAACACATAGTCAAAGGCCTGCAAGCAGGTCCCCTCGGCCAGACGCGAGATCTCGTCGCCGTTATGGCCCTTGAACGCAATGATCTGCGGATCGGGTGCAGGCTCCCAGCCGGGGGCGTTGGCGTCGGGGATCGGCGGGGCATAGACAAAGGCCAGCGGATCCCCGTTGGCCGGGGAGGATACGCCGGGCACGGTCACGATCTCGCTCGTCCTGTTCATGCGCCAGTCTGCACGGGTGACATCCTGCGCTAGCGCATTTGTGGCGAAGGCGGCGAATATGGCCGTTGCGGGTAACACAATGTTGCGCCCTGCGCCTATGCCTTTGAATGAATGCCGCAAGTAGCTCTCCCTAATTGAAATCTCGCATATCAAGACGGTGCAGGCTGGCCTTTCTGTCAATACGGATTCACGGCAAAATCGGGGCTTGATATCTGATAACAATCGGGAAGTTGTAACCATCACAAAGCTGGGTCGCCCATTTCTGACGGCCTTCGTACAGTCCTTTCGCGATGATGACGCGCGGGCTGACGGCCGCGGTGATGATCATCCTTCATCACCTGAGCGATCGGGGCGCCGAGGGCGAGGCAGTCCCGCGACTTCACCAGCGTTCCCGCCAAGGTGATCTCCAGCGAGGTTGCGGTGACGCTGGTGATGATGACGCTCCGAAAAGGCGTCTTGCCCGTCAGATCGCGCCAGATGCGGGATTCATCGAGACGGCTGACCATCGGGGCGATGACCGCGACATAGACGATCATCAGCGGTATGGCGGCTGCCCAGACTCTCAACTCTTTCTTGGTGGCATGCGCGACGCGCGCTTTAACCCGGCCATCGTCCCCTCCCTTACCTTCGGTGCGCCGTTCTACGGCGGCGAGAACCACCTTGGCGGCCCCCATGCCCAGCAGGCCGGTGGCAAAGGTCGCGGTATCGGTGGCTCCTGCGCCAAGCTCTCCGACGTTGCCCTCGATGATCGCCAGCACCACCGGCGACATATACCGGGCGAAGATCGCGCCGGTGATCGCGGCGGGAATGCCATCGCGCAGCCTGCGCCTCTCGCTCATCCACCAGCGCATGAGGCCACCGGCGGCGCCAGCGACATAGGCCCGGCCCGCCTCGCCGTCGAGCCAAGCCAGCACGACAGAGGCATAGATCCCTTGAACCCAAGCTGCTGGGCCAGTGATCACATCCCGCGCAGGGCGGATTCTGCGGTGTAGAAGGCATATTGCGAGGTGCGCGACAGTGTTGCCCGCTCCTCTGCCGAGGTCATATCCTCGATTTCGGTCGCCAGATCGGGGAACTTGATCGAACCATCGGAACGGGGCAAGGTTCCCGCCAAAGTGCCGGCCCCACCGTATTTCGCAAGAATCTCGCGTTCCTCTGTCGTGGCCGGTCGGCCTTCCAACTGTATCTGGCGCAGCGTGCGAATGGCGGAAATGCTTTCGCGGGCGCGGGTTTTCTCTCCGCGGGCAAGCTCCAGCCCGCCGGGCTCGATCACATGGTTTCGGGGGCCTCGTCCGACAGAGCGGTCTCCAGCGCCAGAGCCATCGCGATCTCCTCCACCATGCGCAGGCGGTTCGGATCGTTTCGCGGCACGTTCTGAAGGTCCACTTCCTCGCCCGCCTGCTTCACGATCATCTTGACGTAGGCTTCCAGCTTGCCTTGTCCGCGCGCCATGATCCGGTTCGCTTTCCGAGGTGCTTGGTTGCACATCGCCTGCATGATCTCGGTTATCATCGGGGGACTCCATCTTTTCCGTGGCTTCCATCTTACCAGACACGGAAGCCGTCTGCACCTCCTGTTGCGGCGCCGGGCTCGGCTCAGCGGCGTCACGAAGCTCATTCAGGGCCGCCCTGACCTGTTCGGCATCATCCATGCCTTCGATCGACAGGTCTGAATCCTCCATCATGTCGCGGGCGCCGTTATACCAGGAGCGGAGATAGGGGCGCAGCTTCTGCGGGGTGGTGCCCAGATCGTCGGCAATAGCCTTCGCCATGTCTGCGAAGCGCCGCGCGCCAGCCTCGATGCGGAACACGGCCAGTTCCGCGCCGATGGCGAGGATTTCCGGGTCGATACCGCTGTTCAACTGATCGCGCAGTTTCGCCTTGAGCCGTTCCCGCAATTCCGCGGCCCGGTCAGCCGATACCAGCTTGTTCTGGGCGCCGTAGGTGCTGGACGGTGTGGCCGCCGGTTCTGAAATCGTGGTGGTGGCGGCGCGTCGCTTCCCAACAGGTTTTTCCGCCCGTGGCACTTCTGCGCCGAAGATTGCATTGTTCAGCGCATCGAATTGCGCCGAATCCAGTTTCCCGGTGACCTGTTCGGATGTCAGGCTGGTTGCGATGACGGTATCAAGCCCGGCCTTTGTCAGCGCAGCGCGACGCTGATCCCGGTTGTTCGTCCACCACCAGTCAAACCGCCGTGGGCCGCGCGGCTGTGGGGCAAGTGATGCTTCATCCGCGTCAGCCTTTGCGGCGCTACCTACTGGCGTTTCCGCCATCACCGGGGAAAGCGGGCCATCCCATTTCCCCTCTGCGACGCGCTTGAAGAAATCGACATGCCGCATGGGGGTCATGGCTCCAAGGCGGTCCTTGCCCTTGCCATCGGAGAACCCGGCCTCATAGGCGGCGCGGGCTTCGGCCTCGGAGTTGAAACCCAGCATGACCTTGTGTTCGTCGAATGCCTTGGTGTCGGCATCGACCTGATCGACCACAAACACCGCCTCGCTCTGCGGGTTCTCGCCCATGTAGAAATCGACATGATCGCCATCGGTGCCGGTGGTGCGCAGGATGCGCCCGTAGTGGGCAGGCATCTTCACCTTCCAGGCGGTTTTGCCGTCAGGTGTGACCTTGCTTCGGATCGAGCCCTTGGCGTTCTCGATGGAAAGGTTCAACCCGCGCCAATTCACCTTTCCGGTGCGGTAGTTTTCGGCTTCGGCCTGCGCCGGGGTAGGGGCCTTGGCCGTTTCTTTGGCCGCCGCTTTGAACTCTGCGGCCGATGGAGCAGGCTTTTCGGCTCCCTTCATATCGGCAGGCAGCACGGCTTTCGATGGCGTCAGCGTGGTGGCTTGAACCGGCGCGACTCGATCCAGTTCAGACAGGGCACCGTGCAGCCTTGCCGCAATGGTGTCGCGGTCCATGCCTGCGGTATCAATGGTGAAATCCAGATCGCTCCTCTCGCCCGGCTTCGCCCGCAGCACGATCTTGTTGCGCCGGATAAGCACATCCCGGCCTTCAAGCGTGGTATCGTCATTGCTGCCACCGGCGGCGATGCCGAGGACGCGGCCCCATTCTTTCCGGCGCTTCTCCTTGCATGCCATGACAGCTTCGGTCATTTCAGCGCCGCACAGGTGCCTTCCCTGATGATGCCCGCTTTCATGGAACTTGAACGCGCCATCCTTGGCGGCGAGTTCCATCATGGCGCGCATCCCGTGCTTCGTCATTGCTTCGCCAATGTGGTGGTGAAGCGAAACGACCTCGGGCATGTGGTCAAGTTCACCAAGTCCCGCAAATGGCTGTCGATTGACGGCGCCGTGGCCGCTGCCATGGCGGTGGCGCGCGTGGCCGCCGGGGATGTGGGCAGCTTCGCCAGCGCCGAGCTTTTCACCGCAGATTTCTTCAGGGGGTAACCATGGCCGAAACCGCAGACGAACGCCTTGTGGTGATGCTGGAAGCGCGCATTTCGGAGTTCGAAAAGCGCATGGCGAAACCGCCGAGATCGTGGGGACCGATCTCAATGTGCAGCACACCTTCCGGGGCACCGATCATGTGACCGTCGCCTCGACCCGCGCGGTGCCGCGCCAGCCCAAGGCCGCGCCACTGGATCTGGACTGGTACAAGGGCATGCCGGGGCGGCTGGCGCATCCGAGGGCGGTGCTGCTCGACAAGACCTCGGGCGAGCCGGTCTTCCTGCTCGTCTATGACGTGCCGGGGCAGAATGTGAAAATGGTCATCGAGATCAACAGCTGGGTTAAGAAGGCGAAGGCCACGTTCAACACCATGCAAACCGGCCGCTTCGTGACGCTGAATGATCTCGCCGCTACAATCGGCGCCGGTGTCACGCTCATCGAAGGGAGGATCTGAGGCCGGGTTGGACTCGAACCAACATCAATTCCCAGCAAGCTGGCGAACCCCCTTGCCCATCGGGGTACACGGCCTCAGGAGGACAATATAGGCATGTTCACGATTGAAATAAAGGATGCGGAGGTCGAGCGGGCGCTGACCGGGCTTCAGGCGCTGCTGTCCGACCTCAGCCAGGTGATGCGCCAGATCGGCGATGCGCTGGTGCAATCCACCCAGGACCGGATGCTGATCGGCCAGAGCCCGGACGGATCGCCCTTCGCCCCGCGCGCCGCCTCGACCCTGAAAGCCTATGAGAAGAAGGGTGCGAAACCCGGCCCCTATCCGCTCTGGCTGGAGGGGGACATGCGACGGGGCATCAACTTCCGGTCCGGCCCCGACTTCGTCTCGGTCGGATCAAATGCCCTGCAGGCTGCGGTCATGCAGTTCGGCGCGAAACAGGGCCAGTTCGGCGCCCGCATGGGCCGGACGAAGCAGAAAGACGGCGGCCCCGCCTCCCGCGACTATTTCCACCACCTGCCCTGGGGCGACATCCCGGCCCGGCCTTTCCTCGGCCTCTCCGACACAGACCGCTCCAACATCCTCGATATCGTCCGCGAGGCCTTCGAGGCGCAGGTGGGAGGATGATTTGGACCCTCACCTGTCGTTCACGGGGGTTGGTCATCGCTGGGGGGCGGCTGCCCCAAACCAGCCTTTTGTGACATCATATAGGAGGATCGAGAAATGGCTTAATAGGTTCAATGCGGTATCGCTTTCTGAACTCGCGAAGCACCATTTCGAGCGTTGCCTCGAACGCGCTCTGGTCAAACCTCATCGTTTCCTTTGCTTCGTGGAGATACCGCCAGCCGATAAACGCATCTTTGTGCTGTGACAGAATGTCACGAATGCCGCCGTCAGTGTAAAAGATGTTGGGATGATGCGGACGTACTGATCTCTTGAACTCTTCGTTAAGCCTTTTCTGGCTCTCGGGGAGCAAGGCATCAAACAGCTCCGCCAGATCATGCGACTTGATCACGGTTGGATCGTCGCGGTCAAAAACGAGCCATGCCTTGAGCGCCAACTCCATCGAAAGGGCCAACAGCATTGGCTCTACGCCGACATGTTCGTGATCTGCCCAGTCTTCGATCTCGTCAAAACGGAGGGCAGGAAACTTCCTTGTCTTTTGCAGAATCGCCATAGCGGCATCGCTGATTCTGATGGCTGTCGATAATCGAGCGCTCATAGATACCCCTTCGGCTGGCTGGCAACAGGATTGAGGGCGAAGTAGAAGGTATGCAAGCAGGCAATCGCAGAGTGCTCATGGCCCTTGGCTGCTCGTTGAGTATGCGATCATGCTGCGGTGCGGTTTCCCCGAAGTGGACTGCCGTGGTTTGGTGCCGCAAAATCCGGGGTGAATGTCGCAGACGCGGACCTAAGCGGTCGCAGGGCTTCGCTCGATACTGTTGGGCGAGCTCTGAATGCGCTGCTCGATTGTTGGCGGGTTTGATCGGATCTGACTTGACCCATACGGCTTTAGCGCACAGAGGATAGACCTCGCCGCGAACAGCAGAGGTTTCAATAGCATGCGAGACAATCGGTATGGGGCGCTCTCATCCTGGGTTTACAATCTCGATAAGCCGGTCGGCCGATCCTTTGGTGATCTGGAGTATTATCGGGACCGACTCGCACAATGTCATGGCCCCATTCTTGAGCCCGCTGTGGGCAATGGCCGGATCTTTGTGCCCCTGCTGCAGGAAGGCTTCCAGATCGAGGGCTTCGATGCCTCTGAGGAGATGCTGAATTACTGCCTGGATGAGTGCCGGGGGCGGAACCTTCCGGTGGATTTGACGCTGCAGTCGTTCGAGAAATTCTCCTACGACAAGAGCTTCGCAGCTATCATCATTCCGGCTGGATCATTTCAGCTCATCACCGATGAAATTGCTGCAGCTGCCGTATTGAAACGCTTTTATGATCACCTGGCACCCGGGGGACGATTGATCATCGACCTCGATCCGGTTGGCAGCATACTTGCTCCTCCTGGCCCCATTCGGAGCTGGACCACCGAAGATGGTGATGTGCTGACCCTGACCGACAACCGGGTGGAGACCAACTATCTCGCGCAGACGACGCTATCTCACAATCGCTATGAGCTCTGGCACAAGGGGGCCTTGATAAAGACCGAGTTGGAATTATTCAAACTGCGTTGGTGGGGTATCTATGAGTTCCGGCTGGCCCTACAGGTCGCCGGTTTTATGAATGTGCAGGTGTCAGGCAATTACCAGCATGCACGAACACCGCAGTCGGAGGATGAGATTATTACCTTCGAGGCACAACGACCGATAGCTTAGCGCTTGCTCCAGACCTTCGCCTAAGCCGCCCTTGCCTCAGTAGTGCGGACACAGCCACCTTCCAAAGTGATTCATGCCGTTAGAAGGCCATCACGCAGTGATCATGACAGGGGTAAAGACGCGAGCGGCTCGCTGTTCAGGAGGCCTCGCGCCCGCTAAAGTGCGCAGGAAATGAGGATCGCAGCGCCGCGCGCGGATGTCATTTTGGTCGTATTCTCTACAGGTGCGGCGCTGCGCTGCCGTTAGGCAGCTTTCCACTCGGACTGCCGGCGGGGCCTCATGACTCGGCCAGCCGCTCCATGCCCCCCCCTGACCCCATCCCATCCGCACACCGTTGCGGATGTTTTGGTTTCGGCTGTCGGGGGATGTTGGGTTCATGTCGAACCCGCAGATCATCTCGCTTCAATCCACGTCGCTGCCCGAGGGCGGTGCCCCTGACTGGATCCACCTGATCCCGGCCGGGGCGGAGATCCTGACCGCCGATGCGCGCGGTCCCTATCGGCTTGTCGATCCGCAGGCGGTGATTGCCGCCTCGACGGGGAAGCTCCCGATCGACGAGAACCATGCCATCGACCTCGCCGCCCCGCGTGGCGAGGCCTCGCCCGCCCGGGGCTATGTCGTCGAGCTGCAGGCGCGCGCCGACGGCATCTGGGGCCGGGTGGACTGGACCGAGACCGGCCGCGCCCTGGTGGCCGACCGGGCCTATCTCGGGATCAGCCCGGCGGTGATCCATGACGGCGCCAAGCGCATCCTCGCCATCGCCCGCGCCTCGCTGACCAACCGGCCCAATTTCCGGGGCCTCACTTCCCTGCATATGGAGACCTCCATGATCCCTGCCGTCGCCAAGGCCCTGGGCCTTGCCGATGATGCCACCGAGGATCAGATCCTCGGGGCCATCGGAACCCTGAAGCAGCCGCAGACCGCGCTGCAGTCGCAACTGGGCCAGATCGGGCTGGCGCTTGGCGTGACCGAAGCCACGCCCGAGGCGATCCTCGCCGCCGCGCAGGCGCGGACCACCGCGCAACCGGCCGAGATCACCGCCCTGCAATCCGAACTGGCCGATGTCTCGACCCGGCTGAAGGCGCTGCAGGACACCACCGCCCGCGACCGGGCCATCGCCTTCGTGGACGGCGCGATCAGCGAGGGCCGGGTCGGCGTGAAGCCGATGCGCGAGCGCTACATCGCCATGCATATGGCCGATGCGCAGGGCACCGAGGAGCTGATCGGCGCCATGCCCGCGATCACGGCCGAACTGCCCTCGGGCGAGATCGCGCTGCAGGCCGCCGACAGCGCCGATCTGGTCACCCGGGCGCGGGCCTATCAGGCGCAGCAGAAGGCCGCCGGGATCGACCTCGGCTGGACCGCCGCCGTCACCGCCGTTTCGGAGGGCAAGCAATGATCCCGACCTTCGTCCGGGCCTTCGAGGCCTCGGCCGCCATCGCGGGCCGCCGCATCGTGGCCTTCTCCGATGCCGCCGCCTCGTCGAAGATCGCGCAGGCGGCCACCGCGACTGCCCCCGCCCTCGGGGTGTCGGAGGCGATGGGCGCCGAGGCGGGCGGCATGTGCGATGTCGTGCTGGCGGGCATGGCGGCGGTCGATCTGGGCGGCACCGTCACCGCCGGGGCGCCGCTGATGGCCGATGCCGAGGGCAAGGCCATCGCGGCCAGCGCCGCCGCTGCCACCACCCGCCGGGTGGTCGGCTTCGCCATCCAGCCGGGGGTTGCCGGCGACATCATCGATATCTGGCTCGCGCCGAGCCTGCTCGACCGCGCCTGAGAGGAGTAACCCATGGCCCCGAAACGCCCGTTTACCGTCGATCCCGTCCTGACCGCCATCTCGGTCGGCTATCGCAACCCGTCGATCACCTATATCGCCGACGAGGTTCTGCCGCGTCAGACGGTCGGCGGCGAGATATTCAAATGGACCGAATATCCGCTGGCCGATGCCTTCGCCATTCCTGACGGCCGGGTCGGCCGCAAGGGTCGCGTGCAGCAGCTGGAGTTCACCGGCGAGGAGAAGGAATCCGCCGTCGAGGATTACGGCTTCGATGCGCCCATCGTGCATTCCGATGTCGAGGCCGCCGCCAATGCCCGCGCCCGGGGCCTGTCGGCCATCGACCCGGAGAGCCATGCGGTCGAGATGCTGACCGATGTGCTGCAGAACATCCGCGAGGTGCGGGTGGCGGGGCTGGTCCACAACCTCAACACCTATGCCGCCGACAAGCGGGTCACGCTGTCGGGCAGCTCGCAATGGTCGGATTACGCCAATTCGGACCCGATCACCGCGCTGAAGACCGGGCAGGAATCGACGCTGGTCTATCGCCCGAATACCTGGGTGATGGGGCGGCCGGTCTGGTCGAAGCTGTCCTCGCACCCGATCATCGTCAATGCGATCAAGGGCGGCACCCAGACCTCGGGCCTCGTGAGCCGCGAGCAGTTCATCGAGCTCTTCTCGGGTGAGGGGCTGCAACGGCTGCTGATCGGCGATGCCTGCCCGAGGGCGCCGTCCTGCCGCGTGAAGCGGTGAATTGCGACTGGCTGGCCTCGGAGGTCACCCGCATCGACGGGGTGATCCATCTGACCCTGCTCCTGCCGCATGGCCCGATTCCGTGGCCCGCACCGCCTGAATCGCGGGTGGTCACCCATCCCGAGCCGATCCTCGTCACCGCAGACGGGCCGATCCTGTTGCCGGGCTATAACCCTGAGGAGGCCGCACAATGATCGACTGGAGCAGGACGATCACCGCCGAGGCCCGCGCCGCAGCCGCGCTGGAGGCCGCCAAAGCCGAGGCCCGTGTCACGCTGGCAGCGGCCGTCACCGCCGCCCGCGCCACGCTG